TTCCATTGGGGCCATCTATGGTAAATTTATAATTAGAAACATCTAAATTACCACTAGAATATGTTTGTGTAAGATTTGAATTAGTTTTCCATATTAGTCTCGCGCACCAATTCGTAATATCTATTGCAACATCATTTGAGTCTTTGTATACTAATGACAATCTAAAAGAGGAACCTTGTTCTATCGAAAAGTCATATTGGGCTGCACTCATAATTGCTCTCTATAAATTGGGGCGTTTCTGCTTATTTATTTATACACTATATAAAGCAAAAAGGGCCAGCACACCGCTAGCCCTTTTCTTTGAAAAGTCTTACTAAGTATAAACTTATTATAGAGAACCGAGAAGTACTCTACGATTATCAAGAACCGCAAAGCCAACTTCAGCCCAGCCGTAGAAACCAGCTCTCTTCTGACGATGTAAAGTATCGTCTTCGAAGATCTGAACTTCTTGTCTAACTGGCATGATGAAGCTGTCTCTCTTGCGAAGATCAAGGCCAACAACGATTTCTTCATCGCTACCACCCATGCTTGCGCTGAGGGTATTGCTGTAGAACTGTTGATATTCTTGACCAACACCGAGCTCATCGAGGTCATGAAGGTTGATACCAAAGACTCTGTTAACAGCGCCATCAGCAGCTGTGTAGATTTCTCTACGAGTAACTTCGTCAACTTGATCAACATTCCAGTTTCTGAGATCTTCCATAGCTTCTGGTGAAACGTAAAGATCTGTTAACTGACCTCTGTTGTTAGAAGCAGAATTGCCTCCACCATTTCTGCGCATGACAGTCTTTAAAAGAGAAACAAGTCTCTTAGTGAACTGACCTGCGTCAGCATCGCTGTCGAAGACAACAATGTTGCGATCAACACCAGCGGCTAAAAGTGTGTGCCATCCATCGTCATTCATCTTCTTGACGAATTGATGCTCAAGCACTTCCATGGCGCGACCAACGACGTCCCAGCGAGCGTCACGAGCATACTTTAAAAGATAATCAATGCTAGCACCAACATCATAAGTTGGAACCATGACATAATCACCTTCTACATGACGTTCTGGAATGTATCCATGATTAGGAATTGTATAAGCTACAAAGTCCCTTTCGCTTCCAGGAGACAAGAAGTCTAATGGAAATTCTGGAGTAGCACCTGGAGCTAACTGAACAGCTTCGAAGATACCATCAAGAATGTTGCCACTTAAAACACCTTGGCGTAGTGGAAGTTCTAAAGCCTTTGCAAACTCTGCATTGGCATTTAAAGATTCTTCTCTATTAGCTGACCCAGAACGTTTAAGAAGCTCTGTTAGCTCTGGAGAAGGCTGAAACTTATTAGTATTATCTGACATTTTAAATTTCTCCATTGATTACAAGGGTTTAAGTTATACGATATTGATAGATACTTTAGCATAATCATCGGCATCTTTTTTACTCAAAAAAGTACCAATTTGATAAGCACCAGCTGCTGCGGTGTCAGTGATAAGACCACTAACGCCAACATAAGCTTTATCTCCAGCACTTGGTGTGCCGTTGATAGAATTAGTAGTAACTTGACCAACTCTTAAAAGAGCGACCTTGCTACCAACAGAAACTTCGTCTTTATGATAGTTAATATGCTGTCTAGTTAAATCAATGTCAACAACATCGTTTAAAAGAACACCCATAGGAACTTTACCACTAGCAGTAGCAGAATATGCAACAACAGCAGCACTGTCATCCATAGCTACACCACTACCACCTGCGCTAAGAGTAGCAATGCCACCTCTAGTTTCAGCGGTATTCATGAAAAATGAAACGTCAACTTGACTTTCAATGCGATCTGGTTTTAAAGCCATTTTAATTCTCCGTTTATAATTAGGTTTACTTCTTGCCTAGTCTACTATACACAAAATCTACAAGAGCCGCTCTTGTACTTTCTACTTCGGAATCTGATTCTTCACCAACTCCGAGATTGACTTCTTCTTCAACTTCGACGCTATCAAGCACCTCAGATGCTTCTGAAGTTTCTTCGGCTTCTTCTGTAGCTTCTTCTGAAGTTTCTTCCACCTCGGATGCCTCTGCTTCTGTTGCTTCTTCAGCTTCAGCTGCTTCGACTTCTTCTGGCTTTGGATCTTGTGTAGAAACTTTATTGAGCGTTGCTACAATAGCCTCAAATTTTTCATCATCAAATGATTCAAATGTCTTGGTAGCAGCTTCAGCGTCTTCTTCGCTTAAGCCTGCTTCGATTAATGTGGCCATTCGCTTCTTATACATTTCAGCCATCATTCTTTCTTCTTCTTTTTGTCTATATGTTCCGACTAGCTCTTCTTTTTCTGCTAATTTCTTTTCGTACATAGCAGTTAATTCAGCCTTTTCAACTTCTTTTTCTTCTTCCTTTTTCTTCATTTCTTCATGATGAACAGCTTCAAGTTCTTCTTTCATAGCCTTCATCTTATCATGATAGCCTGCTTCAAGCTCATCTTTCATTGCGTCTCTTTGACCACAATGATCAGCTTCAAGTTTTTCCTTCATGGCCAAAACATCTGCTTCGCAAGCCTTAGCTGCTTCTTCTTGAGCCTTGTCATGTTCTGCAATTTGTGCTTCAAGGGCTTCAACTTTCTCAGAAAGCTCTGCCTTTGCAGCTTCTAAATCTTCGGACACTTCTTCTGTCTCTGGTTTGTTTTCGGCCATAATTTCGGTCTCCATTAAATGTGAACGTGTTTGATTATCAAATACACCTATTTTTTGATTTTCTTCGTTTTTTTCTGGCAACATATTATTTTTTGTAAAAATTATACTCTCTTCGTTAGCTGGCTTATCAACAAAACCTTTGCCACTGAAAGTAATATTTCTTAAAACTCTACCAATTTTGTAATTTTCAAATTCTCCCAATCCGCCATATGCTCTCAAATATTTGGTTAAATATGCTGTATCATGATTTCTATTTAATATTTTATAAGTGCCAGAAGTTTTGTCAATTAAACCATAATCAAAATTATTGAAAAAACATTCCATACTAACATATTTACTACCATTTTCAATTTCATCTATTAATTCTTCACTTCTGATTTTAAGCTTAGGATCGCTAAAACCCCTATAAATAACAGAAGCTGTTACGATATGGAATTTATCTGGAACTTCTGACAGCTTAGTATCTTCAGCAAGAATATTTCCATCAGCATCAATTGGCCAATTAGAAACAATATGACCAATAATTGTATTTTCGTCGTGTTCTAAATTTGTCGGTTTATCTTCTGGGGTATTTTTAGCTTTCCAAACTTCAGCCTTGTCAAAGATGTCATCATTTTTATTCCAGTTGCTACTAACTAAAATAGACTGAACATAATAAAGATCTTTATCTGAATAAGAAGCTAAACTTTTTAAATTCTTAATAGAATCTGTAGGTTCTGCTGGAACAACAGAACTAGCATAACTAATAGAACCAGCAGTTAATAACTTAATGCTGATACCATCTTCTTTTTCTTGATCATATATTACCATTATTATTTCTCCGTAGAATGGACATCAGATGAATACACCAAACTATAAAATATGGCCTTTGCCTGCTTCTGTTCTTCAACAGACATTTCAGCATTTATTTCAGATTGTAGATTAAATCTCCATTTGTCATACATAGAAATCGCATGATGTATTTCGGGATTATTAATTTTGTTCATAGAAGACTTTACAATTTCTTCACTAACTTTTGTATTTGGGCTAATTGTAAATAATATTTTTGTTTTAATACTGTCTAACTCATCATACTCTTCGCTAGATAGACTTCTAAGATTTTTCTTTTGATAAAAGTCTAATAGTATTGGATGTAGAACTTTAGCTATATCGTCTTGTGCTTTATTGGCCCAAAGAATAAGACTAGCACCAGTTTGAGGAGCAAATTGTTTCTCTTTACGTTTTTCAGTATCTTTAGAATTTTTAGGTCTTCCTTCACCAGGAGCACCTGTTTTAGTTTTAGTCTGTTTGCTTAATTCAATTTCTTTTTTAATATCGTTCATATTTTTCTCACCATTCTTGTTAGGCAATAAATCTAAACCTACTTCACTAGGAGTAGCTAAGCCTAATTGTAATGCAAGTTTCTTGAGAGATGAGTCTAGAACATTGTCGCTAAACGGACCATTCTTTGGTGGCATCTTTTTATTCTTTCTGGCTTTATGCTCTCTCTTAACTCTTGTATTTTCCATGTCGTCGTCAAAGCCAAATCTTTTCTTCAATACCTCTTCAGAAATTATACTTCTGTCAGCTAATTGAATAAGTAAAGCCTTTTCAGATTCTTCATTACTCAAATCCATCCTGTCAAATTCTATTCTTGCTGGAGTAGCAAAACCCATAGCCTTTTGTACAGTTCTAATTTCTTGTTCCCAAAATTCTGCTAATACATCTCTTCCATATTGCAGCCTTTGTGTCAAAGTTTTTAAGCTAATAAAGTTATTGGTAGTTCCTGCAGCACCATATGTTCCAGTAAGAGTAGGAGGAATACCTAATCCAGCATAAACACTATTAAGGTGAGGAGTATACTTACCTTCTCCTAAAAATTGATGAACACTAGTTTTAGATTCTAATAATTCAATATCCGGACCCCAAACTAAATCCATTGTACCACCACCAACATTATTGCCAAGAATTTGTGCTAGCTTTGCTGTAGCACTTTTTGTAGGAGCAATTCTATGTTCAAGATTACCCAACTTAAATATTCTAACATTTGAAATAGCTCCATCTAAAGCTGCCATATCTGCTAACTTTAATTTTTCAATTACAGTAATATCATCCATGATTGCATATATCATAGGATATGCCCAGCTTTGCCAATCATCTTTCTTGTAGTGATAGACCAAAGTCTTTATAGGATCTAATGGGTATTTGTTTTTGCTTTTAGCTGCTTCAACAATAGCCGGTGGTAAATTGGCAATTACTTCTCTTTCTTGATCTGTTTTAGGAGCATTAATAAGTTTTCTTAAATGAGCCGGTAAAGTTAATTCATATGTTTTATTCTGAACAAATGAAGACATAGCACCACCAGCAACATCCACACAAGAAGGATCAATAAAAGTATAAATCCATGGAATTTCTCTTGACGCTACAGGATTATCAATACTTAATAAAGATATATCAGCAGCAGCATTTGCAGCATACATTTGATTAATAGACTTGGTACTAAGCTTACCTGTTTGTCTATTGATAACAACATTACCAGTTTTATATAAGTTGTTTAAAAATCTTTCACTTCTGTCCTTACCATTACATCTTCTAAACCATTCTTGAAAAAATCTTTCCGTCTTTTTAACTTTATGAACCAATCTGATACCTTGGGCTCCAAAGTCTCCCATTAGATCAATAACATTTTTGACCAAACCTACTCTTTGATAAATATCATCAGCTTTTCTGATAATAGCTTTAATTTTGACTGGCACT